GCAGAGAAGAATGCTCGACGCTAATATCTTCTGCGGCGAGCAGTTTTGCCAGCAATTCCAAAGAATTGTCTGAGTCGGTGGCTGAAACTTCATTGTTCATAAACATATTATAGCAGTTATTCAGCCTAGAGTAAAGCACTAAATTCGTTAATGTTTACAATAGGTTGGCTAATTTATGTTGGACAAAGACCCGAAAAGACCTGATTTTCCACGACGCTTGATCAGCTTCTTAAGATCCTTCTTGGCTTTTTGGACGTGATATGGGTGCGCTCGCTTGGTATAAAGGATCCCGTTCAGGTGGTCTAGCTCGTGCAGGAACACACGGGCAGTCAGCCCGTCGAACTTGGTTGTGTCTGTGTCACCTTTTTCATTGGTATAGCGAACCCTAACAGCTCGCGCTCTCTTGATTTTCAAGAACATTCCACGATATGTTAGGCATCCTTCCTCGTATTCCACAATTTGATCATCGATTGTTCCCAGGAGAATTGGGTTGAATACAGCAATACAAGAATCGCGTTCAGAAGGATTGCCCATCACGAACATTCGATATGGAAGTCCAATCTGAGGTGCTGCCAGCCCTATGCCCTTTTGAGTGCACATAATTTCACGCATAATCTGAAACATTTCCACTGGATCCCGTTGCGGATTCTCAAAATCAAACGGCTCGCACACTTGCCTCAGGATAAGGTCTGTAGAATTCACAAGATGCGCCTTCTCACCTTTGTGATTCAACAAGCTTGTGTGTTCGATTACATCGATGGCGTTTGCGAAGATATCGTCTGTCATAATTTATTTCCTTGCGTGTGATTGAGCACAGTCATGTTTTGTATTCCAAATTCCCGGATAACGATATTCTATAATCATCGCTCGTATAAAACGGATAAACCATATGCTGAAGCATTGAAGGAAAAAGGATAAACCCGCCTTCACAAGACTTATCAATAACAAGGTAGGTCTGACTCACACCACCCTTTACCAGAAAGTTTGGATAATTAAACGCAAAAACTCCAGCCGAGTTGGTGTTGCTACGTTTCAGGCACGGAACTTTACGTTCTTCTTCGATATCATATGGGATTTTGTGCCAGATGACAAAGCTGAGAGAGTGTCCATGAACATGCACTGGATTATACTCAAACTTCTTTTGGAAGTTGACCCAAACGTCTTTTCTGCCATTCACAATAGGAATATAGTGTTCGGCGTTTGCCGTATCATTAAGACCCCACTGACGCCAATAAGCAGGAACAACAATTTTCATGAACTCTTCTATTGAGCTTGCGGAATTCTTAATGATATATTCATGCTGAATTGCTCCAGCAAGATTATTGTTATAGATATCACTTTCGATGAAATTGGTTTTTATCATACGAACAACTTCTTCTTCTATCTCTTCTGTGAGCTTTTTTGGAATTACGCCAGAAATATACCCAAGCGAGAACAAAGAGGTGAATTGCAAATCGACGAGGGGATTCATCTGTTGTGCTCCTTTCCTGTATTCGAATGATATTGCGAGATCATCTGTGCTATGCCTGACTCGAATGTCACCTTCTGTTTCCATCCAGCAGCATTCAATAACGAAACATCGAGCAGCTTTCTCATCATGCCATTTGGCATCGTTGGGTCGAATACAATATCACCATCCCACTCTGCGATCAGAGCAATCAGATGAGCAAGCTCTGCAATAGAAAGGTCTACACCAGATCCAATGTTTGTTGTTTGTGAATCTATTTTCGTGGCAGCAACGATTGCGTCCGCACAATCATCAACGTGGAGAAACTCTCGACGAGCAGTGCCATCGCCCCATACTGTAATCGAAGAAATTCCAAGCCGCTTCGCATCACACACCTTTCGCACGAGAGACGCAAGAACGTGGCCACCTGCGCCATAGTTGTCGTTTGGTCCATATAAATTGCAAGGGATCATTGTACTGTAGCCAGCATATTTAGCAGCTTCCATTCCCAACAACTTTGCCATTGCATATCCAAAATTGGTGCGTTCTGGTGGACCGCTTAAGATATACTCCTCTTTCATGGGCTGCTGACAGTTAACTGGATACACACATGAGGACGAGATGTAATAGAGATTTTTCAATTCAAAGTCTTTAGCAACATCGATGACGTTTATAGCCATCTTCGCATTCTGCATTAGAAATTCATATTGGTTATTCATATTGGCAGTGATTCCGCCAACAAGACCGGCGCAATGATACACCTCAGTGAATTCATACAGCCGAAATACTTCTCTTATATGATCTACATTAAACAGATTGCAGTTTATCATGCCAGCCTGTTTACCATTATACAATGATTGTGCGCCAATGCTCATGCGATTGTTGGTCCCAACCAGTGGTCGGCACACACCAATAGAACCAGGAAGACGACGCATTAGAGCTGAACCAAGCATGCCTGATGCGCCTAAAATTAAAGCAGTCATCCGAGAAGCTCTCTCACTCTGATAATCTTATCCTTCAATGGTCGATGATCATTGCCAAAGAAAAATCCATTCTTGTCGATCTTCTCAGCATTCTCAAGCTTTCCAACAATGCGCGTTTTCATTAGCTGCATCGCAGGATGGTTGACGAAGTTTCCGGCGACCACTGGACGAACTTCTATATATGGCTTGAGGCGTTCTATAGTTTGCGCCCGATCCCTATTTCCAGAAAGCACAACACCAAAGCCAAACCAACTTGAACACGAACCATTTTCTCGTTGAATCTCTATATCTTCTGTGTTTCCAAAATGCTCGACAAACACCTCTGCATTCTTTCTACGTGCATCGATGAATCTATCCATCTTCTTCAACTGAATGGATCCGATCGCCCCACTCATCTCTAGAGGGCGAACACAATATCCAGGCAACACAAAATGGAAGTTCTCTTGGAATTCGCTTACGGTTCCCTTCTTATATAGTGCAGTTGTTCTCAGATCGCGAACCCAGCCGTGCGCGCGAATAGATCGCATATAATCTGCCAAGACCCCATCGTTCGTGACAATCATACCACCTTCCATTGTTTGAAGATGGTGTGAAAAGAAAAACGAAAACGTACCAAAGGTTCCGAACGTGCCAGCCTGTTTACCATTATACAATGCGCCAAGGCTTTCGCAATTGTCTTCGATAAGATATAGATCATTCTTCGCGCACAAATAATTCAACTCTGTCATCTTACACGGCAGACCAAGAAGATTCACAGCAAGAACTGCTACAGTTTTCTTGGTGATCGCCTTTTGTATCTTCTCGATAGAGATATTAAATGTATTCAGATCAACGTCAACAAACACCGGAACTAATCCAAGCTGCGCGATTGGGAAGTATGTTGTCGACCAGCTTACAGCTGGAACGATCACTTCACTTCCAGGTTTTATTTCTTTAAGATACACAAGAGAAGCAAGACCAACCAGATTAGCCGAACTACCACTGTTAGTCATAACAGCATGTTCTACGCCCATCTTGCTCGCAAACTCTGTTTCGAACTTCGCCACTTCTGTTCCCATTGTATATCGACCATTCCGAATCACGCGCAAAATGGCAAGCTTCTCGCGCCAATTCCAGCTGTCTGTCGCCAGAGGGTAGTGCATCATTTCACATATCCCTCTTCTTCGCAGTCATGCTGAACCATTTCGCGAATCAGTTCTTCGAACGATATAGTTGGCTTCCAACGCAAATCACCATTAGCCTTAGAGGGATCGCCACGAAGATCATTCACTTCATTTGGGCGATAATACTTAGGGTCTATGCGAACACGAGTAATACCAGCGGCATCGACGCCGACTTCGGAAACACCAGTGCCTTGCCACACCAAAGGCATATCAGCAAAACTAAATGCAAGACTGACCATCTGACGCACCGTATGTGATACGCCAGTGGCAATAACAAAATCTGCAGAATATGGATGCTGAAGCATCATCCACATTGCTCGCGCATAATCTTTGGCGTGTCCCCAGTCACGTTTCGAATCTAGATTACCCAAGCTCACGCAATCTAGTGTACCATGTTTAATTCTAGCTACAGCCTTTGTGATCTTGCGTGTTACGAAGGTTTCCCCTCTACGTGGGCTCTCATGATTGAATAGGATACCATTAGCAACAAACATGCTATACGATTCACGATAGTTCCTACCAATCCAGTAGGAGTAGAGCTTTGCCGAGCCATACGGGCTGCAGGGCTGAAACGGCGTCAGCTCACTCTGTGGCGAGAGAGATGATCCAAACATCTCAGAAGTGCAAGCTTGATATATGCGAGTGGCTGTTAGTTCGAGTGATCGAACTGCTTCTAGGACTCTAAGCATACCAACGCCATCAGCCTGAACAGTATATTCTGGTGTCTCGAAGCTAACCATCACATGAGACTGAGCCGCAAGATTATAAATCTCATCTGGTCTAATCTTTGCTATGACATTTAATAGGTTAGACCCATCTGTCATATCGCCATAATGCAAAACCAACTTACCGAAGATGTGGTCTATTCGCCCCGTATTAAGTGAGGATGATCTGCGAATGATTCCGTGAACTCTATATCCTTTATCAAGTAGAAGTTCAGCCAAATACGAACCGTCTTGACCAGTGATCCCTGTGATCAGCGCGATCTTACTCATGCAGCAATTCTCGAGAAATTCTTATGTTTTTCGAAACGGATAGTGCTGCGGAACTTATCCTGCATGATATCGCCCTTGTGAGATATAACAAACACGTTGGCATCCTCAAGACTCTGCATAAGCTTTAGAAACTCTTCACATCCATTGGCGTCTAGGGAAGCATCAAAGACTTCATCGAGGATCAACAGATTTGTTGCTGCGCTATTTTTCATGCGAGCAATAGCACGCCAGGTAAATAATAGAGACAAATCTATTCGCATCTTCTCACCTTCCGAGAAAGATTCATACGTGAACTCGTCGCGATGACGAGAAAGAATCTTTTCTTCAAAATTCTCATCTAGTTCGAACTTCACAAAAAAGTCCATGGCAGCAAGATACTTATTGACCAGAGAATTAATGATAGGAATATACTGCTTGATGATACGCGACTTGATGCCAGAATCGCGCAAAATGATATTCGCCATTTCGAAAACTTCTCGCGAGTTTAGATGTTCCTCTTTCTTGGTGTAGTATCCTTCTCGTCTTTCATACAGTTCACGCATCTCAGCTGAGTTATCGCCTTTCTGAATCTGCGCCTGAATATGTTCTATCTCATTACTGATAACGCCAATTTCACGCAGATCCTTATAAATCTCATTTTGGCTTATCGTCACCCTTTTTTGTATTTTGTCAATCTTGTTCTGCACAGCTACGATTTCATGATATCGATCGTCCGATCTAACAATACTTTCTTGCAATTCAACAAGAGCCGTTTCAATTTGAGAGATGATTTTCAGTTTCATGGCAATAGTTTCTTCACGAAAAGCTGCATCTATTTCTTGCGTGCACGTTGGGCATGTTTGGGTTTCTTTATAGAACTCAATCGCCGTCTCATACTTGATCTTTTTCGCCTTGAGGTTATTCTTAATTGTAGCCGTATTGGCAATAACGGCGTCGTTTATGCTTTCGTCTGCAATATTATCTAGCATGATCTTTACATCATGATTACAGGTTTCGATTTCTTTTTCAATCTCTGTTATACTAGAATATAGTTCCGAAATACGTTTATTGTGGGTTATGATTCTATCATTGGTTAAATCTTTTTCTTGCGTTATCTGCCGCTCTCGAATTTGTATAATTTCCTGAATTGAATCAATATCTTTTTTGTTCAGAACGATATCATCCTTATTTGCGGAGATATGTTCCTTCAGCAAAGATTGCATTGTCGAGAAAATGCGGATATCCAATAAATCTTCGATAACCTCACGCCGAACGCCAGTCGTCAACTGCATAAATGGAACGAATGCAGACGAACCAAGAATAATTATCTGAGAGAATGATTTAGAATTAAGCCGAAGAATATTATTTTCTAAATGCTCTTGTGAATCTTTGGTTGCCGCGTGCTGATCGAGAAGAAGCGAATCTTCATAGATTTCGAAGATATTGGGCTTAAGCCCTCGGACAACTCTATATTGTTTGTTGTTTACCTTGAACGTAACTTCGACCAAAGCTTCTCTACGATTTACCGAATTAATCAGCTGATCCTTTTTTACCCTACGAAATGGCTTACCATATAAAGCAAAATGAAGCGCATCTAGAATCGTAGACTTTCCTGCTCCATTTTCCCCCACAATCAACACGTTTGCATGTCGATTAAGGTCGACTTCCGTGAATGAATTGCCCGTCGATAGAAAGTTTTTCCATTTTACATTTTCAAAAAATATCACGCTCATGAATTAGATTCCATATTAGAGGCTTCGGTATAAAGCGAGAGAAGTAGCTTGGAAAGACGATTCTTGTCCACACCGACCTCCATATTTTGGATATACTTGTTCAGAATTGTAATAGTATCTTCAGCTTCGTTTGTAAGTTCTTCTTCAGATAATTTATCCATATGGCGATGGTCTTCTACGATCACAATATCTGATGGGGAAGCTTCGTAAAGTTTGCCAACAAACAGATCAAACTTATATGGGTCTTCCTTTGTAATAACAACAAGCTTCACATATGAGCCGCGTAGATCCTCGAAATCAAATAATTCGATATCGAGAGGCTTGCTGTCGTCATAGAAAACTTTTCGGAACATGCGAAGAGGATTGCGATAGAAATCTCCAAGCTTACCGGACTTTGTATCAAATACATGGAACCCTCGAGGATCATCACAATCTGCCCAAGTCATCTCATACGGAGTCCCAACATATTGAATGTTGCCATTTCTTGACTTATGATGAAAGTGACCAGACGCCACAAGATCAAACTTATCAAACAAAGACTTATCAATTCCCTCATGAGAAGGCATCCCACGATACATCTCAAACCCTTTAATTTCAAGATGACCGAACACAACCAATGCTTCGGTTCGATTAATCATACTCATAGTTTGTTTTTCGTTAGAAGCATTTATCCAGGGCAGCATTAAAATCTTACAGCCTTCAATTTCTATTTCAGTAGGATCAGAATAAAAACGGATAAAATCTTCTGATCCATCTATGCGTGAAAACAATTCACGCATAGAATTAATATCATTTGAATTCTTATAAGGTGTATCATGATTGCCGATAATAATATCAATTTCGATGCCTTCTCGCTTGCATCGTTTGAAAAATCTTCGCATATGATTGAGGGTGATATATGAAATAAACTTTCGTCTATCCACAATATCACCGAGTTGTATGATCCTCTTGATCCCTAGTCTGCGCAGCTCTGGAAAAAGCTGCTGTTCGAAAAATCTTTCGAAATAGTTTAGGAACTCCAAGGAGTCATTACGAGCACCAAAGTGTAGGTCACCAAGAATTGCAATATTCATGATAGTATTATACTACACATTCACTGCAGTGTCAATCTTTTTATTTCGCTTTGATGGTTGTGATTTACGAACATTCATCTTCTTTTCAAATTCGCTCATGAATGTGTTCATCTGTTCGTTAGACCATTCACCATATTTAACATTATCATTATATGTATTTGTGTCAGAGCTTTGCTTCGCAGAGGTCATGTCATTCAAATTTGCGTTTTCAATAGCAGCATATTTGGTGTATAGATACTTCTTCTCCTTCTGAATACGGCGAATGAATGCAAAGAAGATGATCTGAGTAAAGTAGGCAAACGGGTTTTGAGACTTGGCTGGATTAAAATTATGAAGATACAGAAGACAATTCTCAATTCCATCAGAAATCATTTCATCACGAAACGTATAGTTCGAAAAGTTAGGACGATAAGCGAGATGTGTTGAAATCTTCATAATACACTCGCCCACATATGCAGGGATGCGTGGTTTGATTTTCCCTTCTTTTTTCGAAACCTCTATGCCAGCTAAGTGCTCTACCATGGCAGAGAATAACAATTTATTATCGACATAGTGTGCTTTTTTACTTGACATTTTGATCAAACTCCAGTATAATAACAAATGTTGTGAGCGATAGTTACAAGATGTTAATGAATACTGCCACTTGGTGATCTTGCACACATAAGCATTACATCCTTTACGTCTTTCTCGCGATCATTCTCCGATTCCAAATCGGAAAGACCGGAAGCGACTCGTTTCTCAGATACAAGATAAGAATAGTATTTTTGAAGATTCGTTTCTACCTCACTACCGAAAACGATATCATCTTTTAATAACTGTATCACCTTTGACATAGCTTTATTTGACGGAAACCATTGAACGATAGATGATACAAGAGATGATTCAGAACGATCTTCGGAAGGAAGGTGAGAGTATATAAACTTAAACGGCATAGTGATATATATGTACTCTTCGTCTTCTTCGATCAACTCTGCTAGAAGATCTTCTCCACTATATAGTTTGAAATAATACACTTCCATTAGAGCTCCCTTTCAATCGAACAACATGCATTTCGTATGGAAACATTTCTTCATTATACATCTTAACGCGATCAGCTAGATGATTAAGAGTGAAGTTGCAGTTTCTTCCATTCTTAGAGCATATATCATCTGCAACATCAAATAGCTTACACGAAGTTTTCGTATCTGTTTTGCGAAGACCACGACCAATAGACTGAAGAACGCGAATCTTACTTTTAGACGGGCTTGCAAAAATGATATTATGCAGGTTCTTTATATTTATACCCGTGGAAAATGTGCCATACGAAGCCACAATGATATTGTTGATGCCATCCTCCGTATCTATGCGAACATCCTCTCTGTCGGAAGCATTGGTGCCGCCAGACACAAAATGAATGATGCGCTCGGGAGCTTTGTCTGTCATCATCTTATGCAAGATCATTCCATGTTTCTCGACATAAGCATAAAGAACCAAGGTATTGCCCGTCAGAGACAAAGTTAGATTTCGAATGAATCTGTTGCGTGATTCACAGCCAACTAGATATTCGAGCTCTTCGGGATAGGTCTCAGGCTTTGGTGTGCCTTGTGGATGTCTTAGCACTAATATCTTGATGTCGAGATTAGCAAGATTGCCCTTTTCAATAAGTTCCTCAGTCTTGGCAACCCTTTCGATAGGTCCAAATAAACCTTCGAGAACTAGCTCATGAACTTCGGCTCCGTCGAGAGTTCCTGTCATACCAAATCGATACTTTGTATTACGCATATTGCTCATAATGGTGGCAAGACTCTTAGCCTTGAATAGATGAGCCTCATCGCCAATAACCACATCGAAGTTGTCGAAGAATTCTGGTGGCTGATCGTATACAGATTGCCAGGTCGACACGATGATAGCAGACTTATCATACTTGTTTTTCCCAGCCATCACGCCATATATTTCTCCCTTATAACCATACTCTCCGAAATCTTTGATCATCTGCACGACCAAAGAAACTGTTGGCACAAGTATGAGTGTTCTACGATCGAACCACTTTGTTATCATGTAGGCAATTAGTGACTTACCGGATGCGGTGGGAGAAATAAGAACACATCGATTATTCCGAACAGCAAGAGCTAAACCTCTGATTTGATAGTCTCGCGGCTCGTGTGGAAGATTCAAGGAAGCAATAAATTCAGAAGCTTCTGTCAATGATAGTTCGTCTGTCTCTTCCAACTCCTTGTCAATTGCAATCGTATAGTCGGAGCGTTGCGCGAAATATTTTATCTTAGAAACAAGACCAGTATAGATATGACGATTCTTTGTGTTGAAAAGCCGAAGCTTACCATCCCAAACTTTACGCCTGAATGCTGGCATAAACTTCGCGCCTGGGACCTCAAACGTAAAAAGTTCAGATAGCTCGCGAGTTATCGAGTCATCACATTCAACGCGAATATGCGCTTCATCGACTTTATGGACAACAATATCCACTAATTACCCAACATCAGTTTCTTGAAATCTATGGCATTCTTAAGAGAATATCCGCGATTGTTAATGCTTTTCATAATTTCCAACAAAGTTTCTACCATTTCACTATATGTTTCGATTTTTGCGTCCATTCTCATGATATCTCTATCCGCTTCGACATAGCTCATGACGTCCGTTTTCATAAGCTTCTTTACATATGGTTCACGACCAATACGTTCCAGGTCTTGTGGATTGTTGAGATCACCGTGATAATATTCGAACAAATCCTTCACCAAAAAGCGACGTTGAATTCGAAGCTGACGTAGCTCCATTCGGGATTCGCTGAGCTTTCCAATGTATTTCGAATGCAAAGAAGGAACCTTGAGACTCTCTGAATCTAGATTCAGATCATCAATTTTCGTATCTGTCTTCCACTCTTCGATAAGATCATTAATTTTCATAATGATATTATAGCTCATTTTTATTAGAAAGTAAAGGATTAAACTCTTTCTACGGTATATTTTCTGTAACGAAATTGTGAAGTTGCCTCGAGATATTGCACATCCGATGACATAGATTCGAACTGAAGCTCACTTAAGGACACAGGGAAAACTTCTTCAAAGAACACATGTAGCTTGACTCTCTTATTACTATCTAGAACAAATAGAGTGGCGTCCGAAACCACGTTCAACACGGAGCCTGCGCGATAATTAAGGATACGACTTTGAGATTCAAGAATACGTGTTTGTTCGAAACTGTCTGGTCGCGAAACACCAACCAGCCAATCATATATTTCAAGATAATTCTTGAGGTCTTCATCAACACGGAATCTTACATTCAGCGGCTCGAATGTTAGCCGAGAACCAGCATGAGGAATCACCGTGAATGGAGTAGGAGTATCGACGCTGTTGATAGAAATCGCCGGTATTGCTATCGCTTGACAGAAATAGCTAACGCTCGGAAGTTTCTCTAGCGCAAATCGAAACCCAAGTTGCGATAGATAATTCAGATTGTTTGGCTGTGTTGCCTCTGACACTTACTTTCCCTGCCCTTTGCTACGTCTTTTGTGCTCGTTCGGTGGGCGCGACAACCCGGCAGTTTGCTTTGCAGCCATGTTTAATTCTCCACAATTTCATGTATTGCGCGCCAATTAGGATTAAAATCATCCATAATTACCACGCGATTTATAGTTGCCTTTATATTATTCTTCCAATAATTTAAAAACATGTGCACTCGAGGAATCTCAGGAACAATATCTTCTGTCTGCCAGATAAACTCTTGTAAAATACTAGAGTGATCTGGCATATAATACAGTATGTCTACAGTGACTATTCTTTTTCTTATCCACATACAGCTATTTATATGCCATAATGCGAGCACAAAAAAGGGAGGAGCTTTTTAGGCTCCCCCCAAGTTTGTAGACTAGTTTCTTAAGCTTACATCAAGTTCGTTACGCTCACGAAGCGATAGTAACGATTGGCTTGACCTGCCTGGGAGTCCCTGATGACTCCAGTTGCTGCAGTTGTGGCGAAAGGATTCGCGACCATGCCGTAGCGGGTCTTGAAGCCAATCTTCGGCTGGAAGGTGTCTTGACCGATAGCACGCACCATCTGGAGCGGAACATACGGGCAATAGAACAATCCGGCATCGAAGGCTGACGATCCCTTGTAGCCTACAGTGATGTACTGCTTGCCCGAAGAGGACGAGAAGTATGGATCGATGTAGACCTTTGTACGACCATTGAGAACACCAGCGAAGGTGTTACCAGTGTCGTCGACTTCAAGGTTGGCAGCAAGAGCAGGTGTGTAATCCAGAACACCAGCCATTGTGAGAGCCGAGGCAACATCCGAAGAGCAAAGCAGGATGTTGCCCTTACCACGGCGAGTTGCCTTGGCGATGGCATTAGATTCGCGTTCGATCTGGAACAGCAGACCCTTAAACTTCTCAACCATCCAACGACCATTTGAGTCGGTGTCAAGGTTGAATGTGCCAGCTGTCGTGGTGCCTTCTGTGGCGCCAGCGAGAGCTGTGTAGTTGATTGTACGAACAACTTCACGATTGATTTCCGAAAGGATTTCAGCCGAGAGAATGTTAGCCAATTCGGTTTCAGCATCAAGACCATGAACAGCCTTCAAGTCCTGAGCCAATTCCATTGTGTACTCAGCCTTCAGAGCACGTGAAACGGCAGTAACAGCAACCTTCTCAACCGAGAAAGCCATTGATGCAAAACCATTTTGTGCTGAGTCGCCGAGTGCTTCAGCACGGGCTGTTGTCATACCAGTCGAAACATTATAGCCAGCAGCGCCAGAATTGGCACGAGCTGTCGGATCGGTTTCAGAAGAAACCTGTGTACGGTTCGAGGTGTTGCCGACGACGAAACGTGACGCAGTATTACCACCAGCAGATGAGGTAAACGTGGTGTTGGCTTCGTTGAACAGAGCTTCATCGCCAGTCTGCGAGTCATAACGTGAACGCAGTGCGAAGATGAGTCCAACTGGACCAGTCATTGGCTGAACGCCGCAAATATCATAGGCGATCAGGTTTGGCATTGAACGGCGAACCAGTGAAATCAACACTGGATCGAAAATGTCAATGTTTCCGCCAGATGCTACGGAAGAAGAAGCGCCCATGGAGTTTGCGGGTGCAGCTTCTCCGAGTAGTGAGGGAGCGTGATAACCGCCAGAAGTTCCCTGACGAGCATCGAGTTCCTGGTTTTCGAGCAGCTGTGCCATAACATTACGCTTGTGGCTGTCCTTAACTGGGGCTAGATCTGGGTGATCTAGGACGGGTCCCCACTTTTTCGCGAGTGATTCAGTGTTCATTTTGCATTCCTCTCGGTTTTTGATTAATAGTAATTATTGTTAATTCTATTTATAATATATTATCTTTTGGCTACATTCCGGGAAATCGTCGAAACATAAGAAGCCATCGAACCAGACACAGCCGGAAGATCTTCTGTCTCTTCTGTGAGATCTGTTTCATCAAGACCGGTCTTGATGATTTTCGAAACACCATAAGCCCTTGTTGGGAAATAGTTCTCACGCAAAGTTGTGAGCTTGCCAATGAAGGATTCTTTGTCCGAAAAAGAAATCGAGTCTGAAATATTTTCGAGCTTTGCGGCTTCTAACTCTGTAAGACCTTCGACAACATCGGCAAACGCTTCGGCACGCTCGTGGTTCGCGACAAGACCCTTAAGTTCTACATTCTCGTCGATCTGCTTGTTGAGCTTGTTCTCTAGCTCTTCAATTTTCGATGCAAGTTCCTCGACAACATCAACCTTCTCATCTGGAACATCAATATAATGCTCAGCGAAAAGATTCTTCAGACCATGAAGAAAATCTTCTACTAGCTCTGAACGCAGACCGCGTTCGACAGCCAACTTATTCTCTTCGATCCACTGCTCGACAACGTAATCGAGATAGCCATCGACCTTAGTAACCAGATCAGCGTTTGCTGTTTCGTTAGCCTGAGTTGTGTCCGATTCTACAGCCTCAGCAATCTCTGAAAGCTTTTCGTTGATCTTTGTGATGAGAGCAGATTCGAATACTGTTGAAATCCGGTTCTTCATTTCTTCTGAGAGGTCGGAACCTTCGAAGATTGCCTGAATGTCTTCAGCTGCATTCACATCTTCTGATGTTACACGTGGCGGCTGTGAAAGACGTGAACTACCCTGTGTTGGGCGATCCTGCTCCGCCTTTTCGACGCCAGCAACCTGTGAATACACAGAAGCCACGTCAGCCTTGCTCATCTTGCTAAGGTGCTGGATGATGCCCGAGAGCATCGCAACCTTTGTTTTTGGGTCGACCGAAGACGGAGAAGTGCGAATGATCTCTGTCTCTCCAGAAGCAGCGCCACCGGGAGGGGTGACAGTTCCACCGACGGCGGATTGATAAGAGCCGTCAGCGACTTCGATTTCGACTTCCACGATATTTTCCTTATCCATTAGTTATCTCCTCATACAGTAGATTAGGTGATAGGTATTTCTTTTATTATTTATAATATTGCTATTTTACAGATGCTTGAAGAATTCCTCAAACACTCGAACAACCTCAGCCTCAGTACGTTTGGCGCGAGCAGAAGTTTCGATACGATTTTTCATACTTGCAATTTGTACTTCCTCGATGACGCCGTTGATCCAAACCCATTCCTTGCCTTCCATAATGCCCTCTACGAACGCGCTAGGAGCCGAAGGATCCGCAACGATATCTACAGTTGCAAGATGAAAGTCTGGCTGGACGTGAATAACGCCGCCGATGTCCTTAACTGAGCCCATGCCGCGAGTCGATACGCCGACTCCAGCACCAGCCGCAAGGAGATTCTTTACGATATTTCCGTATGGAGTGTCCATAATCTTGGCGCGACCATTGAAGTTGTCGCCATCGCGCTTTAGTTCTGT